GTAAAGGCGTAGTGCGAACCTTGCTTTTGAATCAAACCTTGCTCTTTGTAATATGGCAGGATGTGGTGTTTTACGTACATTCTACGCTCTCCAATATCGTCTATACTATCCATACTACTCCAGTCCATCCCGAATGCTTTCATTGGCTCGTAATCGCCCAGAACAACGGCGTAATGGAATGCTTTCTTATACTTTTCAGTGTGCTTGCCGTAAAGATACGTCTTTTGGTCGTTTCCAAAGCTCCAACAAAGGCGCACGTATGGGTCGGTGTCTTTAAGGCGAAAGAAATCCTCTCGACTAATCCACCGAGTTTCCGTCTTTGTAGTGTACTTGCCTGCAATTGCGTCCATGAACAGCTTGGGTGCGTCCGTAATATCGTTCATAAGCACACGTCTGTACATTCCCGACACAAGCGCAGCGTGGCTCATAGCGCAACCTCCTGCGAACAAGTCCACAAATCTTTCTCCCTGCGGCAACACACTTAGAATCTTTTCGGCTATGCGTGACTTGCTGCCCATGTACGGAACACCATATCTTCTAATCTTCTTCTTCACCATCTATAACTTCATAATGTTTAAGTCCTTTCTTTTCAATCACAACATCGGGTATGTCGAGCATATCCTTGTCGGAGTACGAAACACCTTCATCGTTACATCGCTTCTTGTACTTGCAGTAATCGCAATCATCTATGAGCTTTTCCTCTTTTTTGGCTTGCTCGACAAAAAGACGCATACGACAGCGAGAACACGTAGCAGGTAGGTATCGCCTTGGTGCTTCCAGTCTTTCGTCACCATCGCCAAAGAAACCTACTTTATCGGCAAGCTTTAATAGCACTGTCGGGTCGTCAAACTCCTCTATATGATTGATGTTCTCAACAACATAGTCCACCACTTTGTTTAAGGACTTCAACCTTTTCTGATCACGTTCCTCTTTCGTTTCCTCCTTGCGTGCTTTTTCGTTTTCTCCGGATAGTTCCGCTTTGTATGCTTCTGCGTATTTTATCGCTATTGCACTCTCGAAGAACTGCTGCGTAGCTCTACGAAGAAGAGAAGGGGATGCGCTATCCAACCCCTTCTTTTCTTTAAGGAAAAGCTTAAATGCAAAGTCTTTACTGCTACCGAAAGCCACCCAGTAGTTTAGGCAGTTCTTTTCTTCCTTTGTAAGGATAGAGAAGTCTCCCGTAGCGGGCTCCGGCGGCAATGTTCTAAACTTTCCCATACACTACTCTGCTGTTTTTGTTACAGAACGATTATCCACCGTGTCGGTGTTTTCCTCATCGTTCTTATCGTCCGTATCATCCGTTTTTGTAGACGTGCTATCAAGCAAATCTCCGAACTCTCGTTTTGCGTCCGCCTGTGCTTTCAAAGCTTGATACGTCTTTCTGTATGTGTCGGCATCCAAATCCGAGATAACGCGCTTGTCGTCGTCCGGGTATTGCATATCCATTTCACTGCGTGCGCTATCTCTTGAAAGAATACCTGCGTACACAAGTTTCGTAGTGTTCTCCACCTTTTCGGATGTGTTCTGCGGTACCCAAATATTCTGCCCTACTGACGTTCGCAGCATAGCAAACTTCTCGTCTTTCTCTACCTTTGCAACAAGATATTTAAAGACTTCCGTCATGTAACGAACCCCGGGGGCAATATGGACCCAAAACTCCTGTGCGCACTGAATCTCGCTCGTAAACATCAATCGCAGTGCGCTGGAAGAATCAGCTCCCGATTTTAAAATTTCGGGTTCTATGATAACGGACATTGAACCGTGCAGAATATTATCCATCTTTGTTTTGATGTTCACGGTTGCAATGTTGCTCATGTCGCCCGAATCAATCGTCTTAACATCGGCAACTTTCAGTTCATCTACCGTACCCGTGGCTCCATATATCCTGCCGTGAGCATTACTGTTTGGCAGCTCCTTTATCTTTGTAGACTTCACGAACTTATCGGGGAATGCGTCTGACTTCATCGCTTCGGCTATGTAAGACGTAGCTCTCTCCCAAGAACGCATTTCTTCTTCTACATCGCCTGTTGCAAGGTCGGGAACGCGGAAATATATACACTGGTTAAGCTCACTTGTAATCTGTGAATCTGTGCTTGCAATGCACGTCCAACCATCCTCGGACTTTTTGCCCGAAACAAAGTCTATGCCACCTCGCACCCATCCGCTAATCTTAGATAGCCAAGATTTATCTTTAACATTATCAAGTGACTGCACCCATGTTTCAACACTTCCTGCCTTGTATATGTCCACGGCAAGTTTGCCTTTCAAGACGTACTTACGCGCCAGCAAGGGTTTGCGGTTTTCATCAAACCCCGGGAATAGCTCGTCTCCGTAAAGATACGAGAACACCTTGTATTCGATATTTCCCCCGGAAGTGTAGAGATAGATAGCAGCATCGCACGTCTGACGCAGCGACAGCACTGCCTCGAAATACGCCGTATCAAGTCCGCTTGAATCCTTCCACGAAAGAAGTTGGTCGAATGTTTCTTTCATGTTCTTAGACTCGTTGCCTATCCAGTAACCGTCCGCTGCGGCGTGAGAAGCTTTTGCTATGGCGAATCTTCGAGCCAAACAGCAACGAGTGGTTTCCATATCTTCAAAGCCAACAATGCGGATCTCTTTTTTCTGTTTTCCCGTTTTCGGGTCAATAACGGGGTCTCCGTTCTCGTCCGTCACCTCAACGTAAGACTTGATAGGCTTTGCAGACCAATACTTGTTGTTAATCTCTCTTGCGGCAGGGGACAGCTCGTTTAAAAAGTCCGATTGCGTCAAGAAACGCACGTTTGCACCTCCCATGAGTGCTGCATCTGGAAAGTCGTAGAACGTGGCGTTTGTCGGAAGTTCCGGCTTATAATCAGGCGAAACTCTCCGTTTCCAAGGTTCCTTGTGTAGATAATCTGAAATTTTCATATATAGAACTAATTAGTTTAATGCCAAATACCCATGACGGGATGCAGTGCTGTGTTGCACATACAGAACTCATCGTATGCGTCCTCCGTGACTTCCGGCAGTGTATGCTTTCTTTCTCTTGCGTCCAGCTCAAAAATGGCACGCAGTGCAATGGTCGTCATAAGGTCGGGGGAGAATTTGAATTTCTGTTTAAACTCATCCGTACTTCTGTAATACGTCTTTTTGTTGCGTTTGAGCGAGATAAACAAGTTAGATTCGTCCAAGAGTATGCTTATGAGCTTGCGCTTCTCCCCACGCCTGCCGTACAAGTATTCTGTATTCTTGTCTATGCGTATGGATATGTCTCCTTTTTCGATAAGCACACGAGTTTTCCCAAGCAACTGTGAGCGCAGGTTAAAGAACTCATCGAGCGCAACTTGATTGCCGTTCTCGTCGTATTCTTGTATTACCTTCTTGTTCCATGTTACGGGAATACCCGAAGAGAAAGCCTGCACCCAATATCCATGCCCTGTTGCGTCAAAAGCGAAGTGCTCAATCGGAACATTGTGCTTTTTAAGCGTACATCTTAGCCATCCTTCCATCTCGCTTGGCTTGCCTTCAAACCATTCGATTGCAACGATAGACAGCTCATCCCATATAATCATAGGAGCTTTATCGTTCTCTTCTTTGCCGGAAGAAATATCCATTGTTGCGTAACGCTCTCCTCCTTCATCGTAGGCGTTCTCAAAGAGTTGCTCTATCATGTTGTTGGAGACTTCTTTTGTCTCTTTCTCGGTGGGGCCGAAATACGCTTCTCCGACCACCATACGCTGCGTTGCGCCAACTGCGTGCAGGTTGGCAACGGATTGACCGCCTGTTGCGTTTACAAGCTCTCGGTTGTCGGCTGCGGCAGCTGTAAATACAGCGAAAGACTTCACGTAGTCATATTTTGTGATGCCTGCTTTCAAATCGTCCTCGTTGTCTTGCAATCCTGCACGGCGCACGACTTCTTCCCTTGTGTCACCCCATACAATATCTTCGGCTTCATCTCCGAGCACATAGAAGTACTTAACCTTGCCTATTGCATCCTTTTTTAAGTGCCAAACAGATGTATCAACCGAACCTGATTCGATAAGCATATCGTTCGTCCAGTGTCCGTATAGTGGATTAAACGAGCAAATCATTTGTGGTATCATACCCGAATTATCTCGGTTACGCATGAACCAGAAAGCAAACATCTTGAAGTAGTCCATTTCCGTACACTCATCCACCATGATAAGTGACGACTGTTGTTTCTTGGCGTAGTCTTGAAACTCCTTCCATTCTTTCGGTATTGCTACATTGAAGTTGGAGTGTATGAGCTGTAAGTTCGAGTTGTTTTTCGGGTAAGCGAATGTTGGTGTACCGGAAGATGCGTAGTCGCAACCGCCAAAATTTCCGAGCACCGTTACTCCGTCACGATAGATTGAAGAACCTTTTTGAGAATCCATTGCGCGAACGGATATAAGACGTGACGTAAAGCCGTACATATCCATGCCGTTCAAGGCTTTTAGGTACATCGTAAAAGTTTTTCCAGCGGTACCTTGACCGCACATGAATATCAAGTTACACTCGCAAGCGCACACATCCTCCTGCATACCAACCTGCGGCATGATGTCAATATCCTTTCGTATCTTAAAACCTCCTACGATGTCATATCCGCCCGTTTTCGCTGTTTTAAGTTTGCGTTTTACGTTCGGATATAGCTCCGGAAGCTCTATCGTTTTATCTAATATTCTTATGCTCATATTAGTTTTTTAGCTTTTATGCTGCAAAAATAGCGAAAAAAATTTGGATAATCAACAAAAAACACCTATTTTTGCGGTATGAAAACAATCCCTATATACTGCAGTGAGTGCAGCCAACATAAACTCTTATGCGTAAACGAGGACGCAGAAGGCTCTTTTAGGGTCTGGTGCAAGTCTTGTAAAAGTCAAATCCGCGTGACGATTAGAGGAGGGAAAGTCAAGACAGAAAAGTTTTTTTAGGGTTAATAAATAAAAAGAGCCGAGAGCCGATAGATGCAGCAATGTGTTTGTCGGCTCTCTTTGTTTAATTTAGGATAACAAGAAATGAAGGAAAAAATCAAGGTAGCACTGCAACAAGCGTACAAGAACTTGGGGCTTAGTGATGAGGTATTTGAAAGGGTAGCCACTACCGGAGAAACTTTTATCAAGGATGAGCAGGGAATCGACAACTTTGTCAAAGGGGCAGAGTCCATGCTAAAATTGTTTCAGAGTGAAGGCGACAAGACACGCACGGCTTTAAAGCGTATTGAGGAGCTTGAGGAGCAGGCTAAAAAGACGGAACAAACTCCACCAACACCGCCACAACCGCCAAAAGAAGACGAGCCGAAGCCGCAGCCTAAAACGCAGGAAGAGCTGATTACCAGCTTGGTCGAAAAGCTGACTGCAAAGAGTGACGAAAAGTTTGAGAAACTATTGAATGAGTTTACCTCTTACAAGACACAACAAATGGCTAAAGAGTCTATCGTTACGGCAAAGGCGAAGTTTCAGGACAACGGGTACGTAAAGAAGTACTCCGAGCAGGCTGATGATGCGTGGGACAGAGCCATTGAGGTTTACGAGCTTGGCGGCAGCAAAATGACCGCGGAGGAGCTTTCGGAAAAAGCAATGAGCTATTTCACTAAGGCGGTATCTCGTAAGGGCGTTGATACATCTAAGCCGTTTGTTGGCGAGGATCAACACAAAGAAGAGTTGGACGTATCTACTTTTACGGAGAGCCTAAAGAGAACGGGTCGCATTCAGGAGGACAAAAAGGAGTAACCGTTTCGTCTTTTAAGGACGGAGCTATTGTTTAACAAAACCATTCGCAATTATGGCTAATTACGGAAATGAATTTTCACAGAAGCAGGTTGCCGCAGTAGGTGTTGAGCGCATCAACGTCTGGGACGGAACTTGCGAGTTCTACCCCGGTGGAGCTGTCTTTACGGCAGATTCTTCCTATAAGGTAGGTTCCGTTATTCCTGCCGGCACCCCAGTGACCGTATCTTCCCCCGGTGGTGCGGCTACTTTGAACGGCTCAAAGCCGACAGGTTTAACTTATGAGGATGTAGTTGTAGGAACCATTGCATCTACCCTCACAGTGGTAACACGCGGAAGATTTTTGCAGTCTCGTAGCAATGCGACATTGACTACTGCACAGGAATCCGCGTTGAGTGATAGAATTTTATTTATAAAGGAGGCGTAACGTATGGATGCAAGATTTTTTGGTATAGACAACATTCTCTCTACACTGGGAATTAATTCCAGCAAGCAGTTTGACTTGTTCTACACGTCTGCTTTAGAGGGTCGTGAAACTCTTGATTTGAATATTGAGGGTTTTGTTTGGGATGAGGCACAGCTTGACTTTACCTACGAGGCATTGGAGGCAGAAGGCAAGTTGAAGGGTATGGCTACTTATGTAGACCTTAACTCCGAGCCTTTGGCACGCGGTAAGGCTGTTGAGCTTTCCAAGCTCACCGGTTCCATTCCTCGTCAGAAGAGAAAGATTCTTCGTGGCGAGAACGATTACCGCAAGCAGTTGATAGCTTTGCAGACCGCAGAGGCTATGGCGCGATTGAAGGGGGATTCTCCTTATCAGTCCGTTCGTGACTATCTGACTGCAAACCTTTTTGATACGTTGGCAGAGATTCCGGACAGCCACAACGCTTCTTTGTCCTTCCAAGTGGGACAGATGAAGTCCGCTCGCAAGCTGTCTTTAACTACCGACAACAACCCAAGCGGTATCGCAGGAGTTGAGTTTAGTGCGCAGGTTCCTGACGAAAATGTCGTTGATGAGGCTTGGTACACTATTACGGACGGAGCTATTTCTTACGTTGAGGATGCAGACCCGATTCTGACTTTAAAGAAGAAGATTCGCGAGATTAAGCTCGACATCTACAAGGGTTATCAGAATGTAACCGTTGAAATCAACGCGGTGACATTCTTTAAGCTCGTTGAGCATCCGAAGGTGTTGCAGCGTTTGGGATATTCTTTGCGACCCGACTTGCAGATTGTTCCGAAGAACGACAGCAACGCACAGACCGTAGGTTACGAGAATTATCTCTCCAACGGTGACGAGTTCATCAAGGAGTTCTTCAAGCGTGCTATCGGTGCAGACCAGCTTATTTTGAACACCACTATCGTAGGTGTAGACAAGCTGAATGCTACAAGTAAGAAGTTTGAGACCAAGAAGTTGGATGTTTTCGAGCAGGATGTAGTTCTTATTCGTCCTACCGGAACTATCGGAACCATCAAGAATGTTGCTCCGCTGCGTCCTGACGGTTCAGCTATCTCCGCAGGTATCTTCGGTGGCCGTGGTATCATAGAGTACCGCTACAACGCAGAGACTCGCGAGCAGACTTGGGTATCAGAGCTTACTATCCTCGCAGTGCCTAACCAGCCTAAGAAGATGTACTACTACAACATCAAGGGTGAGGCAGCAGAGGCAAGTGCAACTTCAACCGAGGAAAGCAAATAGAGTGTTTTTAACTTAAAGTAAAGCTAAGTATGACAGTAGAAGCGTATTTGCAAACGAAACTTCCCAAGAATGTTTTCGATAGCGATGATATAGAGGCGGCATTGTTATCCGTTTTAAGAGCAAGTCCGACAGCTTTTGAGGTGTTGGATGCAGAGGACGATGTAAAAGAAGTCCTGCAAGACGAAGAAAAAGCCAACTCTTTAGACTATGCGCTTTCTACGTTGTACTACGCTGTATCGGGAGTTTTTTCAGGAGGTTCTAAAACAGAGCAGCGTTCAGACATAAAATTATCTATCAGTGGATTCACAATCACGCAAGCCGACAGAGATTATTTCAGAGGTTTGGCGGACAAGATTCGTGAGGACTTGGGTTGTACGGTTGAGGAAGACCCTGCGAGCGATGATGGAATGTTTGACGCAACTTATTTGACGCAGCTTCAATGAAGTCGATAATACCATACGATAGCCATGTAACCATAACGAGAACGAGCGGTGATGAAGTGGTCAAGGATGAGTGGGACGAGGTGGTTTCGGGAGAAGTAACCGTCTACGATGGTAAGTGCAGTTACCATAAAGGCATACCAACCACAGGCACTCTACTTGTTCACAGCGATGTTCTTGTTATCCCGGTTAGTGATATTCTCTTTCACGAGAACGATGTGGCGTTGATAACTACCAAGCGAGGTAATATATATAAAGGTGTGGTAAAGTCTATATACGATGTTGATTTTGTCCTTTTTGACAGAAACGAGACAAAGATTGAGTTGAAGCAAGTTTTGGAGGTAACGGGGAATGACGAGTGACGCTCATAATATGTCGGTATTTGCATACGGTGTAACCAATTATGTAGAGCGTGTTATCAAGAAGGAACTGATAAAGATTCTTTGCGATGTAGCCGACTACATGGTTAAGACGATTGACGGAGATTACACCCCGTGGTCGATACATGACGATGGACATCTTCCATACGGAGGCAATAATCAATTCCCCGTGTGGGTCGGACAGATGCACGATGCTACCGGTGTTGCAATCTATGACGAAGGCTCGGTTATTCGATATTTACCGACAAAAAAAGCGTTGGACAGCCAGTCGCAGAGGTATGAAAGCATATATGGAATTATCGGTAACACATATCTGCAGCAAGCCATAAACGAGGGACAACTTAACTTTCCTAAAGACATTTGGCTGGTTCTCTTCTGTGCCGTTCCTTACGCATACAAAGTAAACGAGTTTGGTTCTCCGTGGGGTAGAGGTGTAGGATTCTTCGAGGCGAACAAAGAGCAGCTTTTGGTAGAACTTTTTTCAAAACTTAAATTAGTAGAATAATATGGATATATCCGATTTGGCACCCGACACCGCTTTGGCAGCAATGCTTGACAAGAAGGTTCTTGCCAAGACAACGCCTGTGCGTGCTTACGGACAACTGGAGCTACCCAATACTATGTCGGATAGTGACTATATCCACATTATGTTTAATGGCAATGTAACATCCGTCACGGATAAGTTGCAAATGTTCAAGGGTGGCTTGGCTTTGTCTATCTACTCTAAACTTGATCCGAGTGGAGGTGTAGCGCGGAAAAGCCGTATAAGATTGCTCGAAAAGCAGGTGTATGAGCTTACGCACCGCAAGAGTGACGGGAACTACTTTTTTGAGATTTCGGAAACCCCGATAACTCCCATATCAGCGAATAGTACAACAGGTTATGCTTACTTGACTTTAAATATTCAGTGGCATACTAAATAATAATTTTAAACGAATATAGCTATGGCAGCAACAAACATTGGTCAGTTTGAAGCCAACACCGGCGTATTTGCCGGACAGGGCGACCTCGTAATCTTTGACAAGGTAGAGGATTACAGCAAGGCTGCGTTTGCGAACCTTGCAAACCCCGTTTCTTTGGGTCAGATTGTTCAGAATTCTACTTCTTGGGACGGAGACGACCCGGAGATTACCACCGTAAAGGATGAGCAGGGAGACCCAATCACTGCAACCGTGACTTCCGGAACTTTGGCGTTCTCTTTCGAGATGGCATCTACTTCTTTGGAAGCATTCAAGAAGTTTATGGCTGGTGAAGAGATTACTCTTAGCGAGAGTACAGGTATCTTCAAGGGTGCTAAGTGTGTAGGTTTCGGAACGGAACTTCCGGTACAGACATTGCCTGTCGGAATCTTTAATGACGATTTGACTCGTCTGTATCTCTATCCGAAGGCTAAGATGGTTTCCAACCTTTCTTGGTCAGACAACTTGTGGAGAATAAAGGTATCAGTTACCTGCGAGTACTTGAAGACTGACACTTTGAGAACCGGTATGATTCTCGATTTGGCATCGGCTCCTTCTTATGACACCGCGAGCGCAAGTGCGTAAGTAAGATTTTAGTTGTTAAACTTGGGCGGTGGTGGATAAAAAACACCGCTGCCCATTTTTATTTTTAAACAATGGAAGAGACAAAAGATTTCGTGGAAGGTTACAGCAAGGTGATGAACCGACAGCCGCAAACGATAGCCGTAGGGGGTAAGACATATAAAGTCAAGCAACCGAGAAAGTTTATCCGTGCAAAGATAGATTCTTTGAACAGAGAAGCTTATTGGTGCGAGCAGAAAGCAAAGGAAGCGATAACGCTCAAACAAGCAAAGAAAATCACCCGAAAGATACAGACGTTGCACGCAAAGACGGCAGCCTTGTACCTGCTTGGATTGTGGGCGATCGTTCCGTTTGTGTATGCTATTAAATGGCGATGGCTCATGCTTGGGTATGACGAGACGACTTCGGCGATAAACACCGCAGGCCAGACCGGGGACGCACAGATAAATTTTTCTTTAGCCAACTGGGAATATACAAAAGTCCAACTCGCGCGCTCTATCAACCTAATTGGCGAAGGATTAACGGATTTACAGAAGAGGATGGAAAGCGCGAGGAAGCAAGCGGAGGAGGACGCTATGAAGAAAAAGCCGGACGGCAAGTAGGCTGTTTCTTTGAGTGCAACAAGGATAACGAGACAATTGTTTCGGCGTATGGCGCATACAATCTTTGGTCGTATCTGAAATATTGGTTCTTAGACACAGAGAACAGAATATTGCTCATGCTTATCGACAAGAGCTATTTTGATTACGACTTTAAGCCGTACTTCGACAAGAGCAAGGCTCGCAGGACGGTTGAAGAAACGAAACTTGACGATGGAAAGCTGTTCAATGCGTTACGCCGTTTGGGTTGGAAGGGTTCTACGTATGAGAACGCTGCGGAAGATATACAGAACAAGATTATGAACAAAAAGTGATTTTATGGCTGACGATAAATTGATTTTTCCAATAGGGTTTGACTTGGAGAAGGGCGCAGAGGAGGCGAAAAAGGATTTTGACAAGATTCTTGCTCGCTTGAACAAGACAGCAGGAGAAAAGCCTGTTGCCTTGAATGTAAAGTTTGACCCATCCGAGTTTACTACGTTCAACAAGACACTTGAAAGCGGAATAAAGGATGTCGGAGCTTTTGCGGATGCAGTGCGTAGCTGTTTTCGTGAGATAAACGAGGAAACTGGAAGTTTTACAAAAGTTTCCCTTATCGACCCGGACACACAGACCAACATCAACAACATCAAAGAGGCGATGAAGAAAATCCGTGATGCGTGGAATGATATGCCAATGGACAAGAAATATTTCACGTTTGATGATGGTACGCGCGATTTTTCCGACAGAGCTAAAAAACTTGCGACAGACTATAACAACCTGAAAGCGTCTTTGATGTCTTACGCAACAACCCTGGAGGATTATTCAAGGAACGTCCAGAAAGCCATAAATGATGAGATAAGGGCGAGAGAGAGAGAGGAAGCTGCCGACACGAAGCGTTATGCGGCAATGTGGGCGAGAATGGAAGAGGATGAGCGCAAGGCGCAAGAGGTAGCGCAGAGAAAATACGCGGCAGAAGAAAAGGCTGCACGTGATGCGGCTAAGGCTGAGGAAGCTGCCGACACGAAGCGTTATGAAGAAATGATGCGTAACTCACAGCTTGAAATCGAGGCGAGAGAGCGTTCTGCAAGAGCCGCACAATCGGCATACGAGCACGGACTTCGTTCAGCTGCGTCAGCTGCCGCAAATGAGGAGTTTAAGCTCAATCAGATGCTAAAAGCGCAAGAAAACATTATGGATAACTTGCGTCAAAAAATATCTTACTACCAAACACAGTTGCAGAAACTGCCGGTTGGTTCGGAAGATTTTGAAAAGACAGCAGCCGAGGTGCAAAGACTCTCTTTAGAGTACCAGAGAGCAACGCAGTACTTGCAAGACTTGCAAAACAGAGCCTTGCAAGGACTTGATTCTACGTCCATAAACAAGGCTGTTTCAGATGTTACGTCTTATAGAGACAGACTTGTTGAACTTGAGAGGGAGTTTAATAATCTTAGGAACACAAACAGTGTCACAGACCCAACCAGCGGTATGCTTACTGCGGATGCGAACAAAATCCTAAAGGAGCGTCAGCAAATCCTAAAGAGCATAAACGATATGTTGTTCTCCGTAGAGGATGCGCAGAAAAAACGTGAAAAGGAAATCAACGACATCATAAAGAAGCGTGAGGAGATTGCATCTCGCATTAAAGCTCAGCATCAAGCAGAACTTGAAGCACTAAAACGCAAGAGAGAAGAGAATGACAGAATAAGAAAGATTTTGTCTGCCGAAGAAAATACAATATCAAGCATTACAGCGAAGTTGCAAGTCCAGCAAGCACGACTCCAAAAAACAAAAATTGGGTCTGCCAAGTTTGATAAGATTGCAGATGAGGTGCAGCGTTTGTCAAGTGCCTTAGAGGAGGCCAAGAAAAGGATAGATGGAGCAACAAGCTCTGCCGAAACTCACAAAAAGAAAGCACGGGAGACAACTGCTGTTTATCGTGAGCAGACAACGTATCTTGATAGATTGATACGGCGCATGGCGGTGTACTGGTCTATTTCACAGGTCAGTAACTTCTTGTCTAAGGTGCGTGAGGTTACTGCGCAGTTTGAGTTGCAGAGAGTTTCTTTGGGGGCGATTATTCAGAGCCAAGACAAGGCAAATGCTTTGTTTAGCCAGATTAAGAGCTTTGCCCTTAAATCCCCTATCAGCATTCTTGACTTAACGACATACGTTAAGCAGGTTGCAGCGTATCGTATCGAAACAAGCAAGCTTTTTGATACGACCAAGCGACTTGCGGACGTTTCCGTGGGTCTTGGCGTTGATATGCAGAGAATCGTTCTTGCGTATGGACAGGTAAAGGCTGCTACTTATTTGCGTGCGTCAGAGTTGCGTCAGTTTACCGAAGCAGGTATTCCGCTTTTGGAACTGTTGTCCGAAAAACTGTCCGAGATGAACGGAAAAGCTGTCACTACGGGTCAAGTTATGGATATGATTTCCAAGCGCATGATAGATTTCTCAATGGTTGAGCAAATCTTCAAAGATATGACAGATGCCGGCGGTATCTTTTATGATATGCAGGAAAAGCAAGGAAACACGCTTTATGGTATGTGGGCGAAACTTGGTGATGCTGCAAGCGTTATGTATGATGAGATTGGCAACACTGGCATCGTAAATGATTCCATGAGATGGATGATTTCTGCGCTCACATCTCTAATGCGTAATTGGGAGTCTTGGGGCACGATGATTGCGGCAACCGTTGGCGGACTTGTTCAGTACAATATTCTCTCCAAGGCGTGGTCTGTAAACATGAAGGGTCTTGCCGCAGCAGAACAAGCGCACGCAGCTGCCATGAACGAATTGAACTCTGTTACGGCAACAGGAAACGCAAGCCTGATAAGACGCTCAAAACTACTTGTCGTTGCAACAAATCTTGAGATGAAAGCCGCAACCGCAACAGGTTTTTGGAATACTGTTAGTTTGAAGTTGAATGCTACCATCCTACGATTAAGAGCTGCGTGGGCATCGTTTGCCCCGTCTTTGATAATCTTTGCGGCAATAGAAGCTATTGGTGCGCTTATCACTTGGATAAACAAAGCAACAAAGCTACAGCGCGAACTGAATAATCTCCAAGAAGAAGGTGCTGTGGCAGTTGAGAAGTCTGTACTTGGGTTTGAACTTCTTGCAGACAGAGCGGTTAAGGCTGCTGACGGAAGTCAAAAGCAGAAAGACGCACTGGACGAACTGCATCGAACATACAAGGACATGATTCCAGTTGAGGATATGACGATTGAAAAGCTTCGTCAGATGAAAGGTAACTACGATGCTTTGACCGGCTCAATTAAGGAGTATATCGCGCAAAGAACTTTGCAGCAGCAAATTGATAAGATTGTTGAAGACAAAGGCAAGGATATTGTAGACGCAGAAAAAGAGATACTTAATAATGGTGTACGCGTTTTGAAGTCTTTCGGGACGTTTGGTGCAGCAGGAAACCTTTCAGAGTCCGAAATAAAACGATTCATTGAAGGGTTAAAAAGCTATTCAGAGAAGGAATCTCTTTCTGTTAGGGAAGTGATAGAGTCTGCGCTGAAAGATTATGTAGGCGAGAACGTAAAGATGTCTGATGTCGGTGGTTCTCTTTCGCGTGTAGAAGAGCTTGTGAATTTGTATCGTGACCAATCTAAAGCAATAGACGAGGTTACGCAAAAAATGAAGAGCCAGTACTCTACCCTCGGACGCTACAGCCAGTTGCTGGAGGATGTTGATAAACAGATGGAGAAGGCTCCCGTTTCTGACGGAACGTTCTTGACTGACCAACAAAACTTGAACACTCGCATAAAACTTTGGAAGGAGGCTATAAAGAAAGCCGGGGTTGAGTTAAAGAGCGAGTGGTACAATATGGTTGAAACGGTCTCTGCAAACGACCCGAAAACTGTAAGTTCTCTTGATTTGTCGGCAATAATTGCGTCTATCGGAAGTCAAAAGCCGATACTAAAGAATATGCTCATTGAAATACAGAAGCAATACAACGAGCTTGTTCCTGCCGATCATCAAGTAAAGGTGTTTCGTGATAAGTTTGTTGAGATGGCTACTGCGTCCAAGGTTCTTGACAAGGTTAAGTCAAATCTTATGGGTTTCAACGAGGATATGAAGTCTTATCAGAAGAAGATTAAAGACACGGTTTCTGACCTCGCCGACACCATCAAAGCACTCAATGCGGAGCTTGCTATTACTCCAATGGTTTCAACCGCATACGCTGCCGTGGAGGATAAAATCAAGGACGCAGAGGCACTAAAAAACTTCTACGAAGAGTTTTTAAAGTTGCTACCAAATTACGACAAAGAAAAGAGTAAGAGCAGCAAAAAGACGGACGACCCACGACTCGGCATCCTGCAAGAAATGGTTTCATCCTTGAAAAATATAAACAAAGAGTATGACGAGTTGCAGAAGAAAGAGGGTAGCACTCGTGCTTTGGAGGATACCAAGAAGATATACCAAAAGACGTTGCAAGAGATGCAGAGCCTGTCTAAGAAGTACAACTTCGGCTTGCCAGTGTTCAGCGTTCCTACAAACACGAGCGAACTGAACGACTACTTAAAGAAGATAAAAGCTGCAATGGCAAAACTTCCAAAGTCAGACAAGGCGGTACTTTCTTTGCAGGTAGACATAGACAAGGCAACAATAGACGATGCTCAAAAGCGCATAGAAGCTAAGCTTAAAGAGCTGAAAGAAAAAATTGCTCGTTCCAAGGCTGCGAAGGAGTTCTTTGATAAGATTTTTGAACAGACTGGTGATATACAAGCCAGCACACAGATTGCGTTCTCTATCTACGGACAAAGTGGTGACGACCTTAAAAAGCAGATTGTCGAGCAGATTCAGACAGTTTTTGAAGGCGTGGACGTTTCTTCGGCTATCAACTTTAGCACAAACGATGTTGATTATACGGAGCTTTTAAAACTCTACGATAAGTACAGCGCAAACTTGATTGAGAAAAACAAGGAAACCGCTAAGACTATCGCAGAGCAGGGTGTTGCGAACTACGCTAAGCAGATTGAGCAATGGCAGAAGGAGCTTGCCAAGGAGAAGGACTTTGAGGAACAGCGCAACGACATTATCTTGAAGTACTCAAAGCAAAGGGCGGATATTATCAGCAGTAACCTGCCGCAGGAGCAGAAAGAAACACTGCTGAAATCTTCCAACAAAAAGCAGTCCGAGGAGTTGTCCGCTATCAACGTAAAGGAGTTCAAAAACAGCGATGACTATGTGCGCACGTTTGCCGACATGACGAATATAGCCACAAAGTCTTTGAAGGCGTTGCGTGATAAGTTACAGAAGGTTATTGACACGGACAAAACGCTTGACCCAACCAATATGAAGGCCTATGTTGAAGCTATTGAAAAGATAGACGAGGAAACTCAAGGCAGAGGTTTTGGTAACGTCATGGTTCAGAGCGTCAAGGAGTACATTTCTGCCGCAAAGAGCTTGAGCACTGCAAAGAAAGAGCTTGCAGACGCAAAAGCCGACTATGAGGCGAACGAGCCAACATACGATGCAGATATTGCCGAGGCATTGGAACGCCAGCGTTCAGCCGAGGCGGATGTTGCTTATTATAGAGATCACAACTTGCTTAACACAAGAGCAGGAATTGCTGCACAGCAGGAGTTAAACGAAGCAACGCGCGATGTTGCGATTGCCGAGCAGAAAAAAGCAAAGGAGGCAAAGAAAGTTGAAGCTGCGGAATCTAAGGTTACAAAATACCAAGACCAGCAACGGCGTTCTACGAAGAAGTTTTGGGCAGACTTGCAGAATTGCGCATCAACGCTGCAAAACATGTCCGGGTTCTTGGACAATATTGTCGATATGCTCGGTATTTCGGAGGATTCAGACCTTGGTTTGATGTTCAGTGCTGCGTCAGATGCACTATCGCAAACAGCCGAGATGATGAACGAACTGAATTCTCTACAAGAGATTTACAATATGATTTGCGAGGCTAACCCGTGGGTGTCCATAGCCGCAGCTGTAGCCGTAACTACAAATATGCTTTCCAAGTGGCTTATCTCAAGCAAGGTCAAGAAGGCCAACAAAGAAATTGAAAAGCAACAAGACTTGTTAGACGAGTTGCAATACTCTTACGAGCGACTCGAAAAGCACATTGAATCAGCGTTAGGAGCGCAATACATCTCCGATTATAATTCAGAGATAGAGAACTTGCAGCAACAACAAGAGGCATACTTAAAGCAAGCCGAGGCAGAACGTAGCAAGGGAAAGAAAGCTGACGAGGACAAGATAAAAGAATACGAAGAGGCGGCTCGTGACGCAGCGGACGAGATAGCCGATATGCAATCACAGATAGCCGAACAGTTCTTAGGTTCTGATATTACGTCTGCGGCACAAGACTTCGCGCAAGCATGGGTGGACGCATACAAGGAGTTTTCAAACCTTACGGACGCAATGCAAGAGCAGTTTAAGGATATGATAGATAACATGGTAACGAATCAAGTTATTGCCGCTGTCATGGAAAAAGCCTTAGAGCCCACGTATGCACTCATAAACGAGATGAACGAGAGTGACTTTTACGACATGGCTTTTTGGCAAAAGCTTTCGTCTACGGCTGCTGCCGGAGCTACTGCTGCTACGGAGAGTGCATCTACGATAACGAAGTTCTTAGAGGCGGCAGGAATAAGTTTGAAAGACACAAGTTCCGACTTGACAGGCCTTTCTCGTGACATCGCAGAGGCATCCGAAGAGAGCATCAATGGATTGGCGGCAGGCATCAACACACAGAACTATTATATAAGCTACGTGCCACAAATCAGCGAGAATGTAGCCACCATAGTTCAGATGCTGTCACAAGGCGGACTCGGAACGATTTCTACGTCAGCGAACGCAGATTACGCATCACAGCAGACAGAGTTCTTGAGTCACCTGCCAAACATCTATCAAAACACTTCCGACATGGTGTTTGAGCTTGGCGAGATACGAGAAGCGTATAATACACTAAACTCTCTTTTAAAGAGCGTCATTTCAACAAAGAACTCCGCTCCGTCAAAGGTTGTTTATACTAAAACTATGTAATATGAAACTTACACTAAAAAGAATAGCTTTTAAAGACAGCTACACTATCGGCAGATTGTTTGTCGATGGTGTACGCTTTTGCGACACCTTGGAAGATAAGGTGCGTGATACGAAAATAAAAGGCGAGACAGCCATACCATACGGAACTTACGAGGTAACTCTCAAGGTTAAATCACCGAAGTTTTCCAAAAAGACTGCGTACAACTTTTGCGGAGGGTATTTGCCCCGGCTATTGGACGTACCAAACTTTGAAGGAATCCTGATTCATATCGGGAATACCAGTTCCGATACGGAAGGCTGCATCTTGGTTGGTGAGAACAAGCAGGTTGGCAAGGTTCTTAATTCTACCGCTACGTTCAAAAGCTTGTATGCAAAACTGAAAACGGCAACAGATAAAATAACGATTGAAATAACGAAATGAAAATCTTCTCATTGTTTATAATTTTCCTTAGTCTTAGTGTGTGTGTGTCATGCACTAAGACTATTTACGAGCCTATCGAGGTTGAAAAGGTTCGCACGGAGTATGTAGATAGAAACAGTTACGTACATGATAGCATCTACATACAAGATAGCGTTTACGTAGAGCGTAGTCAAGACACGATGTACATCTACAAAACAAAGTATATTACTAAGGAACGGCTGCAAAAAGATACTATGTATCTTGAAAAAACAGATAGCATTCCGTATGTCGTGACTACATATGTAGAGAAAGAACTTTCCGCTTGGCAGAGCTTTAAACTCAAATATCTTAGCTGGATAACACTCATACTGCTTGCTGCCTCTATAACTTTATACAAGAAATTTAAGTAAAAACTTTGTATTGCAGCAAAAAAACATTATCTTTGCAGCAAATAAATCAGATTATGGAAGAATTAAGGCAAATCCTACTTTCCGAAGCTAAATCCAAAAGCGTTTGCGTGGATGGCTACAAGACGATAGCGGAGGCGAAAGATAAAGAATCTCTCGTCAGCTACTTTCTTGGGATATTGGATTGGTCTTTGGAGCGTGGGTTCCCGTCTATGAATACAGTGCGCAAGTATTTTACAGACTGCGAGCATCTCGGAATTTTCGTTGATAAGGAAATATCACCCGATATGCTTTTGATTAATCGACAGATTTACGTTTTCTTTCATTGTACAGGGTTGGCGAATGTTGGTTTTAACTACCAAAGTTCGCTTATCCCTATGCTTTATTTTGCAGAAGGCTGCGACATGGAAGTAGAACGTTTGCAGGAGAGAAAAAAGTGCGAGTTAAGACACCCGGCTATAAGAGTTCCATTGTATGATTTCGGAGACAATAAGCTTACATTCCGTAGCAGCGAGAAAGTACATTTTATTCATTTCAAATCCAAAACAATCATTGACTAATGACTTGGGATATGTTAATTACAATAATTGGAGCTTTCGGAGGATTGGAACTTATTCGATTCTTTGCATACCGAAAGCAGAACGGCAGAGTTGAAGAGGCGAAAGCAGACGATGCCGAGCTTGACGTGCTCATTAAGCATCAAGAGTTTTCGGACAAGCAGTTGGCGGAGAAAGACAGACAGATACAAGAGTGGGAGAACAGATACCAAAACCAAACGGAAAGGCTGCGCTCAACACAAGACGAGCTTTCATCCGTTAAACATCGCAACGCAATATTAGAGTTAAAATACCAGCACGCTCATCTCTGGGAGTGTCAGACAGGTAAGTGTAAGAATAGAGTTCCGTCAAACCCTTTATTGTACGGGATGAGTTATTCACCATTCAAAGAGGAGGATGAGCCATGATAAGAGTAAGAATACAGATTGGTGACGGAGATGTTTACGATACATTCGATAAGTACGGATTTATCTACATCTCTTCGGACAACAAGTTTGCAGCCCCGACAAAAGACAAAGAGGTTACGACATACGTTGATCAGAACGGCGAAAACCGCAGTAACAAGACGGTATCGGACGCTTTCGATTATACGATAGTTTTTGTAGTCCTTTCAGAGGACGGACAAGTGAACAGCGCAAAACGTATGGTACAGGACTTCAACAAACTCTTGTTTACGGAAAACGAGAACGGTATAAAAGAATTTAAGACCGTCACTTTCTATCAAGACTACAAGGGTGATAAGATTGTCGGCATTCCCGATATAATATCCGAGCCAAAGGAAACATACACCGCAAGAGACGAGCACTATCACGGCGTTCAAGTAGAATTTAAACTTAGGGTTTCAGACCCAACTAAATGTAGTTTTAGCGAATGATTAGAGATATTAAGGAGTTGAACTTTCCAAATTACGCTACGCTTAATAAGGCTACCGTAACTTTGAATGAGATGGGCGATAAGTCCATAGAGTCTACTATCAGCATAGATGGTGACATAACTCCTGACTTCTCTTACGAATGGCAGGTGACGTTCCGTGATGAGCTTTATGTGACTACCGTTCGTGAGCCACAGATAAGCAAGGAGAATACCAGTAGATATTCTTCCACTACGCTAACATTCACGCACTGGGCGATATATCAGCTAAAACGCTTTTACTTTTTTAATTTTACTGCTGTCGATTCTGGCACAGCTACACCCGACAAGTGGATTGATTCAATCAATCTTGACTTGAAAAATTTTGTAGCGCACACGCAGCAGATTCTATATTATTGGTACGGAGACGCTATAAGCATACAGCTTAATCCCGAATGGGAGGATGACGCAGACCCTATATTTTTAAGCATATCCTATACGTATATTTGGGACCTATTACAGAAGGTTTACGAATACTACGGAGTCCGTTGGTACATCAAAGCACTGGATAAGAAGAAGTACGTTATTATGGTCGGCTACGATGCAGACGAAATAACGCACGTCTTTCAGTACGGCTTTGACGGCGGTTTGTTGAAGATTGAACGTCAGATTCAATCGGACGATATACGCAATATGATTTTGGGTCGTGGTGGCGACAAGAACCTGCCGTTGAGATATTTCAAGGACGTAGACCCAGACAATACTGCGTGGACTGCTGACCCCGATTGGATTCCGGAACTTGCGAACATATATTTTTCCGAGCTTCGAGGAAAGACGTTTCGTGACTACGTGCGAGGCTGGAAGGCTAAGCATTATGGCGGCCAAGAATATGACGCTACGTGGGCGTACCTAAAAGGCTACACGGATGAAAAATTTGACCCCGTAGAGTATGTTAAGGACGATGAATCCATAGAAAAATACGGAGAACTTCTCGGCTCTCTTGAAAACAACGAGGATATTTATCCAACCATACAAGGCATAACTCAGGATTACTGCGGTAGAGTGGATGAGTGCGTTGCAGTTGAACAAGTAACGGTAGACAACGCAGATGATGCGACCGAAGACGAGGAAGACTATGGTCTGGAGCAGATTTCAATCCCTGTCGTGCAAGACTGGGTGATTGACTACAAGGCGAGCGCAATTGTTTTCAAGGTAAACTATACAACATCTTTTGAGTGCAAGAGTACTCAAACATACTCAATAACAAAGGGCGATATAAAGCTCACGAACGGCTTTGAGGTTGTAGAGGACAATTTTAGAACGTTAGCAGCTCTTACAAACTCGGACAGCTACACATTAATGAGAACTATCTCCGTTGTGAATGTTTCGGCAGACGAGGCGATGAACTGCGAGATAGAAACAACGTCAGATACGTATGTTGTTGTAAAAAGCAAGACGGACGCATCTGTTTCTGGTAAAAAAACAATTGTAGGTCATGCTGGAACAGAGACTTTCCGAACCGAAAGCAAAGACTTGCAGGCAACTCGTTGTACATGGATTGGAGGTTCGTTTACAATACCCGAAAAAAAGACGGGAAATATTGTCCTTGGTTCTTACAAGATACCAACCACAGGAATTGTTGTTGACAGCGAAACCGACACGCTTTACGATGCAGACGGAAATGTGGTAGACCTGCTTGTTGGCCTAAAACCCGGTACGTACTCAAAGCTTGTAAGAGTTCTTTCCGTCCGTAATGACGACAACACCGTAATGACTATCTCTTCTACGTCAGACACATTTGTGCAAGCTTCTACGGAGGGACTTATCGTTGCGGACTCTCGTCTGTTTAGTGTATGGATAAAGAACATTTGGAACGACACACAGGAAGACGGAGAAACGGACGATGAGTTTGTTTCAAGGATATGGACCCCTATTATTGGCGACCGCTGGGGTAACGAAGCGAAAGTAATCTTTTCAAGCGGTTTCTTAGGCACGAGCGAGGACTACGAGTTTTCAATATACGCTATCTACCATGACGAATCAAAAGAGTATGGTGGATATAAATCCATGTGGCGTTTGTCGCTTATTAAGTCAGATGCAGACTATGATTCTCTCGGAATGCTTGTGCCGAATACACAGCGACAGGGAAAGGCAGGTGATCACTTTTTCTTCACCGGGATTGAACTGCCACACCAGTATGTTTTGTGGGCAGAGGAAGAGCTTGATGATTACAAGACGGACGAAGGGCTTGAAGAGTATAGTGATATAAAGCCAACCTATAGTGTTACGCTCGACAAGATACGCATAAGCGAATCAAGCGAGAAAGATAAAGAGCTTGACGACGAAGGCGTTGAACAGGTGTACACTCTTATCAGCAAAATGGATGTTGGCAAGAAAGTTCGCCTGCAAGATAAACGCTTTATAGACGGTGAGGAGTCTTTGTTTACGAATGCGGTTACGATAACTTACGGAGAGTCTTTATATCCGAATGTTGAGGTGACTTTGCTTGACACAATATCAACCGTCACAAGTTCCGTTGAAGCATTGAAGGGCGAAGTTGATTCTTTATACGGTAAGATAAACTCTTCAAGCAATACGAAAGCTCTCATACAGCAAGTAGGAGACGAGCGTTATTTGCGCAAGAACGCAGAGGACACTGCGCAGAAAAAGATAACATTCAACGAAGGGTTGAAGTCTGTAAAAGACTTGACTGTTGGTAACTTTGTCAGTTCTTTGTATGCAGGCACAGGTGCTGGCGTAGACAAGTACGGAAACGCGGAGGTAGAGAGCTTAAAGGTTCGTTCCGGGTTGGAAGTTCTAAGTCTTATCGTAAACAACCTGCAAGCAATAGACGGAGATAGAATCTTAACCGATAGCGCACAGATAGAAAGCATTGTTTCTCTTGGTGACGGAAAGAGCTATGGTTTATTCTTGAAGTCTAAGTGGGACGGATGGATAACGGGTTTCCAAGAGTATGATGTTATAAAGGGAATATACAACACTCTTGAAGTAGGCAGTACGGGCAGTTACATCACGTCTTGGATGAGAGTCGATATGGTAAACTCTGCTCGAAACTACATCGAAGTTACCATATACGATGATAGCGATGTTCCAGCTCAAAAGAACTATGCCCCGCAGGAAATGATGAACATCGCTCGTTGGGGTAATCAAGTAGACGAGGATAGGCAGAGTTGTTTGTATTTATCCAGCACAGAGGGCAGAATCGTAAAGCTCACGGGTGTAACAAAGCCTATCTTGGAGGATTACAACTACGGCACCACGATGGGTACGCTGCCGGAGTTTGTGCAGGAGATACCGAAGGTACAGGCGCAGATAAATCCCAATTGGGACTACATGTATGCCGCAGGTATTATTTGTCAGAGCTTTATACAGGTAGACTACGAGGGTAAACCAATATCGGAATACGTTGATAGAGGTGAATGGGTGGAAGGTGAAAGTTACTATTGTAGTGACATTAATCCGAGCACCGGCAAGTATGAGATTTCTCTTGTGTATCACAATGGCTGCAAGTGGCAGTGTAATAAGACCGGTGCTACGGATGAGCCTAAGTGGAATACCACGCAGTGGTCAATGATTGAGGGTAATACGCAGCTAAAGGTTGAGTTCTTGGAACAGGAGCAGATTTACGACATGGACGACATACAAATCACTCTTACGCCGATTGTAACGCTTTACAACGAGGATATTACAGACCAGCTTGTAGACACTGATTTTGAGTGGACGAGATATAGTGTTGGAGCGGACGGAAACGAAAGACCCAGCAGTGATACCGTTTGGGCGTTGGAACACGCAGATACCGGCAAGCAACTAAAAGCTACGGTTGATGATTTAGGGGTGGATTCTTTCGGTTTCCCAAAGAAGGTTGTGTTTACTTGCACGGTTACGGTTAAGGACGGATTGGTTTCGTCCGCATCACTTGAAATTTAAGACGTTTTAAATATGATAGCGAAAAGTAAAAAGATTATTAAGAACTACACCGCGCTAGTGGTTGTGCAGAGCTCCCTTTACGGCGGTTCTTCCGGAACGAGCGACACGCAGGTGTATGACGCTTACGAAGGGCAGTACTATCCGGACTATACGCTTACGCCGCTGGTGCTAAAGCCGCAGGTAAGCATTATTGATAGAGACGGTGTTATCAATAGCGACAACATCAATGCCAGTTTGGATAACATTGTGTGGTCGATTGAGAGTACGGACAGTAGTAAGAACGGGACTATTACGAGCGGCAAGGACGGATACGAAGTAACATCTACGGGACAGTCGCGCGGTGCGCTTAAAATCTCACAGAACAACTTGTCCGCAGGCGAGCGCGTTACATACAAGTTTACAGCCACATACAAGGACTCTCGCACCAGCCAGATAATTAACGTGTGTCAAAGTTACCTCCTGCAGTGTATGCTTGCTGCGGAAGCAACACCGGTGCTGACGATAGATGTTGATGGCAATAATATCTACAACCCCATACATCACGAATCGGATATTACGATTAACGCGCAATTGTATATGGGTGACAGTGGCCCTGTTCCGGAGAGTGAAGTAAAGTATGTATGGTGTTTGTCTTATGCAGACGAAGTACCGGATTTGACAAGTAATGTCGGTAACGATTTCAGAGACGGCTATGTAGTCGAGGTGAGCGAAGATACAAAGTCTCTTACAATACACCGCGACTATATGGGCGATGTATTGAGCGTTCGCTGTATTGCCAAGTTTGAGACGGGAACAGACCCCGATAGTGTTGAGCTTAGTAACAGTCTGCCAACGAAGTCTGCAACATTAAGGCGCGACCTCGGCAACTACACGATTGATATTGTAAACTGTTCATCTACGATTGGATATGACGCTCTAAACGCAAGCATGATGGTAAAAGCGAGCGATGGTTCCGGCGATATAGACAAAGATACGCTGGAGCGAGTGTTTAACATCACGTGGGGGCTAACAAGTGATGGCGAGACTTTAAAGAACGAGCTTGCGTATGGAGTGTCGGCAAGCATACCTACGAGCAATATGACAAGTGGAAGTATGACTATTGGAGTAGATGTGTCGGACAAGGGGAGCTACAGCTATATGACGGATGAGAACGGTGATTATTTCGTTGATGAGGACGGATATATATTATTGTCAAACTAAATATAAAGAGATATGTATTATTACGGTAAGGTAAACACAAAGGTCGTTGAATATCTTGACCTTGATACGCGCGAATTGGTTAGATACCCGGATGGCGGTTATCTAATAGCATCCAGCAAGGTAATGGATTTGGCTACGAAGCTCAATATCCGAATCAATAGTAACTTGTCTAGCAGAGACAGAATCTACGACCTGTTCACCAGAACTATGGCGCAGGTAGGAGGTGTACTATTAACGCAGCAGGAAAGCAAGAACGAGCAGGACGGACAGATAACCCACACAATGCCAAATGCCATTGATGCGAGATTTAAGATGGTTGTTGCTACGTCTACGGAAAGCAGTAGTGACGAAGGAGACGAAGAGCTCCTCAATGCTGCGCTGGGAGAAACGGAAGAAGTAACAGAAGAAGAAACGGAGGTAAGCGATGAGCAAAGCGTCAGCGAGTAGAGAAATTAAGTACATCCGCAAAGGATTGACTTATACATCATGGATAACATCTAGTAAGGGTGATTTATGGCAAGAATACACGGGCGAAGCGAACGGTGATTTGGGTACGATTTCGCCAAGTTACACATCGGAATCTAATCAACCGACACTACAGCTCGTTGTAATGTCCTCAAAGAGCCAGAACGGTACGGTAGATGTATCCTCTAACATGATAACATGGTACATCAATGATGTCGTAATAGACCCGACAAGCTCCGCGCATAAGTCGTATTTCAAGTTCGATGGAGCAAACCTAATTATTATTGGAAACCTTGCGACTTTGACAGGCGGTGTTTCTTGCGTTATTAAGGCGAGCGCGACCATTACTGCGGACGGCTACACGGATGTTGTGACAGCAGCCATTTCCTGTTCTATCAAGAAGACATCCGGCACTTCTACGAAGGTTACGATTATTGCAGGCGACAACAAGAACTTTAAGATAGACACAAACGATGGCAGTTGTATGCTTACGGTGTCTATTTTCAATAACGGATCTTACGCGACAGATTCCGACCTTCGTTCCAAGTATTCTTACAAGTGGTACAAGTTGTCGAGTGGTTCATGGACTGAATTTGATACCGGGTACTCTGTTTCAGTAAAAGCAAGCGATGTTGATACATACGCAGACTTCAAGGTGGAAGTGGAGAATAGTTCCGGCGTTGCCATCGGCTCTGATATTGCAGGCGTATGGGATGTATCTGACGGATATTACATTCTTCCACATCCGACTCCTTCGGACGAGACGATAGTGGCAGGTTCCAGTGACAGCGTTACATACGCACCGGTTCTTTATTCCAAGAATCCTTCCGGTACCGATACGGTCGTGTCTGTAAGCGGTTATTACTTTACCGTACTGGATTCTGTCGGAGGGCAAGTTAAGACCTCTGCCGGAGCGGTTACGACTTTTACGGTAAACGAATCGGACTGTGCCAACTACGGAGATGTAACGGTCAATATTGAATCAGTAGAGTTTTAGAGATAGTATGGCAACAGTATCGGCTTCCACAACGGTTCGGTATATCAAGAACGGCACAAACGCCGTTCTTTACCGACTGTTTCCATCCACTACGGCGATGTCGTTTACGGTGGACGCGGCAGGCGCGTACCAGCCTGCATACATAGATGTTTGGTGCGGTTATTCCAAAACGGACGGAGACATCATGACAACATATCCCGGTACGGAATATGAAAACCTATACAAGCACGGCGATACGCCGTACAATATTCTGTATCGCACGTTCGATGCAAGCGGTGTGGCTAGCTCGTATAAATGGGCGAAAGACTTGGTTGGCAACGGATCGGGTGTGCTTCGTGTGTTGGCTTCAAGCAGCATATCAAAAGTTGAGTTTTATCTTACGTCCGCATCCAGTGTATCTCTCGTATCTAGCGACAATATTGTAGACACGAGTACCATAGGCGTTGTATATGCAGGACTCAATGGTACCGGAGCCGATTATTACGAGTTGCAACCGTCTATAGATATAATCGGGTTTACAAAAGCGGCAAGCGGAAGTAGTCTTACGCCAACATCGCGCAGTATTACGGTTTACGTAAAACATATTTCAACAAGCGGAACGGAAGCGCGACAGGCGATACCGAGCGGTTATACGGTAAGATACGCTTATGGTTCGCAACCTGCAACAACAAGTGATGGTGCGCTATATAGCAGCGCAATAACTATTCCAAGCAGTACATCCTACAGTATGCTTTATCTATCCTTGTTTAGCGGAGAAACACTTATTGATACAAGGACGGTGCCTATCATAAAATCCGGACTTGACGGAGCGGACAACACGGGTATTACTATAAATATGCAAAAGCCGCACGGTTTGTTTGCTATGACGTATGACGGAGAAACGGCGAATAGTTTTTTATTTGAAAATTACGTAACGGTTCAGTATGGAACGGAATACGAGACGATAACATCTCTTACAGTGAGCGCGAGCGACAGTGCGGTAGGTGTACATGCCGATGCAAGCACCGGAAAGATAACCGTTGAGCTTACCGAAGGGACATCTTACGATGAAGATTCTTTCGATGTTTACGTAACGGTCAAGAGTGAACATTGCAGCGGAGAAACCGTTGGTTTTGTCATGCAAGGTGTAAGATGTGGAGCCGATGGTGAATGGTACGAATTGGAGCCATCGTCCAGTGTCTTGACGTTTGGTGTTTCATCCGATGGTAGCTACACCCCGGGGTCTCGCACTATATGGTGCGGCTATGCAGCATACAAGGGAAGCAACAAAACATCTTACGATGGTACGGTAGCGTCCAACGTCCTGCAAGCACCCGGAGGTACTGCGCCGTACAATATATTTTTAAGGACTCTTTCTTCTGACGGTACGACATATTCCGCATGGATGTTTGCAAGCGGATATGCAGGGAAGGGTTTTACGGTCGTTGCGATAGACAAGATGCAAGGTGTTGAGTTTGCTTTTTCAGACGCAACCAGTACGAGCGCGGTATCTGACGATAATATCTACGACAGACATTTTATCCCGTGTGTGTATGAGGGCGCAAAGGGCGATAAAGGCTCTACCGGAGACAAGGGGACAACGGGCGCAAAGGGCGATAAAGGAGATGATGGAAAAGGCATTTCTTCAACAACGGTTAGATATGCAACATCCTCTAGCGGTACATCTGCTCCAACAATCGGTTGGCTAAGTAGCGTTCCGACTGTTTTGCAGGGTTATTACTTGTGGACACGCACTATTATTGTCTACACGGACGGCACACAGAGCGTTTCTTATTCCGTAGCCAGAAACGGTACGGACGGAGAGAGTGTTGTATGGGCAGACATAGACAATGAGATGATCAGCGTATCTTGTGATAGTGACGGGGTGCTGTCTCCTGCGACACAAAAAGCGTCTTTTTCCGTACACCTATACGATGGCGTTGAAGAGAAAACCATTGATAGTGATTACTCAATTACTATTAGCGGTAAGAGTATATCTACATCAACTTCCTACACGGCAGTGGTGACGGGAGTGTATGTAAAAAGAACGGATAACACACTATCTTTCAATATTCTTTCCGTACTAAGCGATAGCATTACGTCACTTCCGATAGCTTTTACCTACGGAGATTACACGCGCGTTTGCACGCTTACGATAAACAAGATTATTCCGGGTAAGCAGGGAGAAACAGGCGAGAATGCCGTATTGTATGAGATACAACCAAGTAGTAGTGTCGTAAAGGTAGACAGCAACGGAACATACACGCCAACAGAGATAAGTGTCGCGCTATCAAAATACGATGGTGTTAGCACGACCTCGCAGAGTGTTGTGCCAACCGGATATGTACTGTATTACGGGGTTGGTACAAAGAGCGCGTCTTTAACAGCGGGCGATGCGCTACCTACGATTGCCGTAAAGGGAGCAACAGGCGTTGTGACACTTACTCTATCAACAACGGACGGCGTTACGGTAGACAAAGAGACGATTCCTATTGTCGTGGACGGTGCAAAAGGCGACAGCGTGTCGGGGGCTGTGTTGAGAGTGCGCAATTGGTCGGATATTCCAAGTGGCGGTATTGTGTACTCCGGTGCTGCAGGAGAAACTTTCTTGGATGTTGTTCTTGTCATTAGCGCAGGCGTTGAGACGTATTGGCGTTGCAAGGAGACGCACGAAAAATCAAGTAATGAAACGCCTAGTGTCAGCAGCTCCTATTGGCAGACGTTTGCCGACTATACGGCGATAGCTACGGACTTGTTGCTGGCAAAAGACACCAAGATAGACAATTTGTATGTGGATAAGGTTTCTATGTACAAAGACGGTATCGAGGTTGTTAGGATTGCCGATGGTGACTTTAAGGCTTTGACGGGCGAGTTGCAGAACGTAAAAATTGTGTCCGGGAATAGTCAGACGGAAAGAGTTGAAATAGATGACAGCACCATTGCGGTACACGATGATAGTGGTCGTGAAGTCTCTTTGTTTTCCGGAAGCGTAAAGAAATACGATGATGTTGCGCCAATGGATGATATTTTGGTCGTTCCGCAGATAGCTAACGATGAGTTTAAGGTTGGCGTACCAAAAGCAAACGGTCTTAGCTCTTACAATAACGGCAGCAGTTACAGTATCGAGGGTTCTACCATTGAAGGCAAAGGTTTTTTGTCTGCTTCCGGCGGTGTTACGATAAACAGCTCAACGGCTAGCGGAATGAACACATCCATCGCCGACAACGATAAGGACAGCGAAACGCCGATGATGTTTTTGACAGGTATAAAATCAGCCGAATACAATGGCGTGTGGGTGTTGAGCGTTAATGGCGTATCGTTTAGCTCGTTTGGTCGCAGCAGTAACGGTGGCCAGCAGATAATAACCGAGGTCGCGTTGTATCTTTTGGAGATGGATACGGACACGAAATACAAAACGGCTACGGAACTCGTTTATTGGAGTAACACTAGTAATGTGCTGGTGTCTACGGCAGGAAAGTACAAATACACCCATGAGTCTTGGGGTAGCACACAAAAAATTCCGTCTATTAAAGCCGGGAAGAAATATCGGCTTGGTGTCAAGATAGACTCTAGCGACACCAAGCAATACGCCGATTATAATTGTAGTTATTATGTAAATATTACATGGACGCTTGATTTGGGTTTTATCTATATGGATAGCTATCACGCAGCCATGTTTAAGAACGGACTGGCTCTTACGGCAAACAAGGATAATTACTTGATTGCAATGGCAGACGTGGATAGTGGCGACAGCTCGTACACAAAGGAGTTTGTATTTGATGTAAAGGCAGGAGGTTACGGCTTAAACATAAGTAAGACGGGATGGGAAATAAACTCTCAACCATGCACCCTGCCGCTGGTGATATACAAGGGAGTGGTATCTTTTTCCGGGAGCACACCTACGGTATCGGACTACTATAATATGGGCAGCACACCTACGGTAGCAACAAAAGGAAACGGGCAGATATGGTTTAAGTACGGCAACATCACAAGCGATGCGTTGAGCGATGGTAACTGCTCGATTCTTCTTACACCAAGAAGCGGAACGGGGTACGTGATAGGCAGTGCGAGTGTTGTGGAATATACGAGTAGCTATATTACGATAAACCTATCCAAAATGGATAGTGGAGCTGCGTGGTCTCTTGATTACTGCAACTTCGAGATATTAATTTGCAAATTATAAATGATTATTTATGGCAACAGGAAAAAAGATGTCGGATAAGAGCACGTTATCTGCGATAACCGACAGTTTGAGTTTTATCAGTTCCAGTGACAGCGGAACGGTCAATCGCGTCAAGGCAAGCGTTATGAAAACGTACTTCCATGGAAGTGTGGATAAGTACGCACTTGACAATGTGTTTATAATGTATTGTCGCGAGAAAGAAAATACCGACAATTATCCCGTTTTGGCTCGTCCGTGGGATTGGACTGCCAAGCAGAACAACGGAGAGATTGCAATGGGTGTTGCGGTATTCGAGGGAGGACGCTGCATCGTGGTTGCGCCTACGGAAAGCTCCTCCAAGCTAACTTGGGCGAGCGCAGCGACCTCTTCTTCGCTTACTACGGCGATTTCAGACACCAACAAGGCGTTTTTGGATTTTGACGGTCAGAGCAAGACGGCGACCATCGTAAAGGACAGCACAACTTCGGGTGAAAGTTATGCTCCGGGATTCTGCAATGCCTACTCTCGTCTTAACGGCAACAGCAAGGGTATTGCGGCAGGTTCTTGGTGGCTCCCCTCTATGGGCGAGATGATAACCATCTATTCAAACATGAATAAGATAAACTACTGTCTGTCGCTTATTAGCGGTGCTACACAGCTGCAAACGGATGGTTATTGGACTTCAACCGAGTTCAGTGGCTCGGGCGCTTGGCGCGTCTACCTGTTCAATGGCGTTGTGGACTACTGGGGCACTAAGGCCGCGACTCAGTCCAGGGTGCGTCCGGTGTCCGCATTTAAGGGCGGTGGCCGCACTTACTAAGTCCTTAGTCTTTAGCCTTTTATAGGGTGGCTCTTTTAGCCACCCTAATTTTTTTTTTACAAAAAAGTTTGGTGGAT